TGGGCGAAACGTTAGGCCGCAAGCTGTGGCCTAGCGAGTATCAAGAAGTAATTGATTATCTTTTTGCAAATGATGCATCTGCCAGAGACACCGCAAAGGCGGCGGCAGATGTAACATTTGAAATTAAACTGCAAGCCATGGAGGAAGAGCATGAATATCATAGCCAGTTTGTCGACTGCTAAAAAGATGTCGTTTGATAAAGCAATTGAGTTAGTCCATCGCTCTGTAGAATTAGATGCACAAAGGGCTGAACGTGATGCTGAGTATTATGAGGAGTCACACAATCCCGACCCTGATAATTTCTCGCATGCCTTTGCCGCAGAAGAAGCAAGGAAAAAAGCATCCGATTTGCGTGAAGCTTTTGAAGTGGTGATGCGTGGCTATTGATAATAAAACTTTAGCTTTAACTGTTGAGGAATTTGCCCAGCAGTTAAAGCAACTCAACGATAGAACAATTAACTTTGATGACTATCGAGAGGGGCAAAGATATAATGCGCCCGTCATCATATCGCCTACAATAAAACAGGCAATGCAAAGACGAGCGCAAAAAAACAAACTTAATCGTGCAGGTTTCTAATAATCTGCACGACTTTGCCTGCAATTTCTATTTGCTTAGCGGTGTATATGTTAACACCGGAAACAAATTTGTTATTCTCCGAAGTTGCTTCCATCACTAAGAAATTGTCATCGTGGAATGCAACGACCTTATCCCCTGCCGAAAACTTCTTCGTTTCTTTTACAATCAGTATATCATCAACTTTCATTTCATGAACAGGCCATGCAATGCTAAGTTGGTACGCTGTTACTTCGCCTTTGATACCCCACACGGATATAACTCCCAAGCTCTTGCGATGTTCATCGTATAGCGCAACGGCATTAATCTCCCCCTGCCGTATCGGTACTAATGAATATGATGGCGATGTTCCTGCAACATAAGCCAGTTTAGCTATAGTTCTTGATGATGGAACATGAGTTGCATCCTTTAAGAACCGCGTAATATTAGTCGGTGATGTTACCGCTAACTCAGCCCACTTATTAGCAGACCAACCTTTTGATTCCATAACCTGTCGCATCCAAACTCGAATGCTTCGCACCTCGTGCGTTTCCATGATAAATTTTTCCTGCAAATTGTGGCGGCGATAACGTACCGCACGATGAAAGTTTCCTGTTAAGAAGTAAAGCGCCAAACGCTCTGGCTTTTGCCCTAATAGCAGGCCTATGATTTTGTCGCGGTGGCGCGGTAGGAATATTTTCCCAACGTGCTGTGCAAGTATTTAGTTTCATATCAAAACTCCTGTTAAAATTCATGCTAAATTAATGCACAATTTTTTTGTGCGTTTGTTGATGCTACTGCAATAATGCATTATAAGCAAGCTATGGATAGTTACATTAAACAACTAACAAATATGTCTGCACCAACTGGGATAAGCTTGATGTTATTCTTTAAGCAAGCTGGTGTGCCTACCTCAACCTATTACCGCGCTAAAGCAGGGAAAGATTTGCGTCTATCAACAGCAAGGAAAGTTGAAGATGCGATCACATCTTACTCATTACACAAAGCCGAAAGCGAATACGACTAGTTGGCAAAACTTAATCACATCATTGGTAAAAGCCAGGTCAGATAGAGGATATTCTCAAGAAGAATTAGCTCATCGTATTGGCTGTACCTCTTCGCTTATTCACAAATGGGAACAAGCAAAACGTGTGCCTTCTGGTTTCATGTTGGCTTGCTGGTTAGATGCGCTGGAAGCGGAAATCAAAATCGAAATCAAAGAATAAACTTAAAGCAAGACACGCCACTTGTGAGCATTGCAAGGTGACAACCGAATGGTACACCAAGCTCATGAGTGGCTCGATATACTGTCTTGATTGTATGGAGTATTACGGATGGGAACATCTCAGCGCAGTAAAGGAAGCTACCACGAAAGGTGGTGGTGTGAGTTCTTCAAGAAGAAAGGCTTACAAGCCGAAAGGCAACCACTCTCAGGACAACTGGGAGGAGAATTTGCTGGCGATATCAAACTCGAAACCAAGTTCGGAAGATTGGTAGCTGAAAGTAAATACCAAGCAACAGGGCGTGGGTTTTCTTTTCTAACCAAGACACATAAAGAGCAGCCAGCCGATATCTATTTGCTGAAACAAAAAGGCAAGCCACATTTTATATGTATTGAAGCAGACAATCCGTTGGTGGAGAAGTTGTTTCGCTGGCTAGGCGGGGAGGAATCTGCCTAGCCAGCTTCAACATTAACCGCGCATTGCAGGAGGTTTGCGCAAGTTCATACTGCATTAATGCATTGCTTACGTCAACCCCCTTGTGATATACTGCAAATATGCAACAGGAGGATTGATGTTTCACCACATCGCATGGGCTATGAAAGCCCCAACACCAGATGCTTTGTCACGCTGGCTGTTAGTTGTTCTAGCTGACCATGCTAACGAGGATGGCAAGTGCTGGCCTTCGCAAGCCACGCTTGCCAGACGAACAGGCATGGGCAGATCCACAGTCAATCGCAAGCTAGAAATGTTAGAAAAAAATCAACTCATCCATCGCATCTCAGGTAACAGTGAACGCTCAACCATGTATCACTTGCTAGTACCAGAGCGAGACAAGGTAGTACCAGAGCGAGACAAGGTAGTACCAGAGCGAGACACTAAACTACCATCAAACAATAATACTCTCTCAGATGATTGGCGGCCATCAGAAGAGTTAGTTGCAACCATCAATCAAGTAGCCATGAGAAATAATCAGGAGATTAATCATGACATTGAAACAGCTAAGTTCATTGCACACCACCAAAGCACAGGCAAACGGCTCAAAGATTTCAAAGCCGCTTACCGAAAGTGGTGTTACAACACTGTCAGTTTCGCAACAAGAAACGGCACTAGCAAAAATGGTGGCGGGGGATATCAACAGTCATCGAAGAACGAACATGGTCGAAGATGGCGTAGCTTCATTAGTAGCGCTGGAAATAAAACTGAGTAAAGACTTCGAGCTTATTCGCTACAACATTCCAGCAGATACATCGCTCGAAAAGTTAGAGCAATCAATGCGCAGGGTGCAAGCATCAATGATACCCTTGCCCAAAAATGAAATAGAACAGCGGCTAACTGTGCTGGCTATGATTGTTACCATTCCCAAAGATTTCGATGACGAAATTCTCGCCATCAAACGAGGAATTTTGGCAGAGAAATTGACACAATGGCCTGCCGATATTGTCATTGAAGCCTTCGATAAAGTTGAGAAGAGCTGCAAATTCTGGCCAACGCTTGCAGAGTTTGCAGAACATTGTGAATGGAAGGTAAGACCGCGCAAACTTTTAATCGAAGAACTGCAAAAACGCATTGATTACCGATAATATCCATGATATTGTTGCATATATGCAGGAGTTATTATGTCAAAATATACAATTTATTTAACAGAAAACGAGGCGAGAGCGCTCGTTGCATTAACAGAAGATAGCATTGTTACGCGCATGTTGAAGGCCAGCATACTCAAAGCCTTGTTGCGCGTGGTCAATAAGATAGAGATGCAATCAGATTGGAGGACATTTTAATGAAAGTAACCAAACTTAAAAAAGGCTATCGCATCAATTTATCAGATACAGAGATGTCACTTCTAAGACAAATTAATGGGGAGGGTATTCAAGCCTTTTATGAATTGCACCCTGTAAATCAAACAGGTCTAAATTCAGCACAGAAACGAATACTTACTGAAATACAAACCATGAAAAGAGAGTGGCTGTAAAATGGAACGCAAAGGTTTTATCGGAGGCTCAGACCTCTACTCTATTATGCGCGGTGATTGGCATGACCTATGGCTGGTAAAGACTGGCCGCAAAGAGCCGGATGATTTATCTGGCCTGTTCAATGTACAGCTTGGCGTACAAACAGAAGCATTTAATCTTGAATGGTTATGGAAACAAACTGGCTATAGCCACCGCCAAGTTGTAACAAAGCTAAAAATGATTTCTGGCGTACCATATCAGGCAAGGCCAGATGCAATAGCATTGGATAGCACAAGTAATTCAATTGCCATTATCGAATGTAAACATACTGCTGGCCATAAAAAGATGTCAGATATTTTATCTGCCTATCTGCCGCAAGTGCATTTGTATATGCGTGTCATGGGCATCCATCAAACAATCTTCTCTGTCATCTTTG